TTTTCTTTTACTTGATTAAATGTAAGATTGTCTTCCCACAGCAAACTAATTGTAGATCTGCCCTCATGGCCCACTAGTACTCGATGAGGAATAGAAGTATTTACTAAACATTGGTGACCTGATGTTTCCATATCAATTTGATCGCCAATTGATCCCTGTACTGATCCTTGGTCAAATCCTTTTCGTATAGTGCCTTCGAATGATATTTTTTTATTCCATTGCATAACCCCTTGGCCTTTTACTACCCAATTTATGGTCGACTGTAATGTATCTGCTAATTTAGCAGTAGTGTCTACATGCCAAGGGCATATATTATTAGCTATCCAACTAAAGTATCTAAATTTCCAAGGTCGTAATCCCGCTTCATTGAATTTAGCTAAAATATCTGATGGAAATGCAACCTTAACATCATTATCTAAAATATATAATTTTGTATCGTAATTAACGTACTTTCCGCCATTGATTATAGGTCGCCCGATGATCGGAGGGTTGATTTTTGTTAACGCAAAAAAATCATTGCCCTTTTCTATCATGCTAGACCTTTCCTCTCTAGATACTCCTGACAGCCAGTGCAGTACTGTACACCTAATACAAACTTACGACGAGCCTGTGGAATCTCTTCTCCGCACTCTTGACATTCTGTCTGACTAGGTTGTTCTGCTTGTTTTGCTAACTTGCGTTGAACTTCGCTAACCGCATTCATATGTAAATGGATTGCGTGTAGCTGAGCCATTTCTTCTTCAGCTTCATTACTGTAGCTAAAATCGTCTTTTTCGTTATTCATATATTTCTTCTTCCGCTTCTTGTGATTTAGGTTCTACGTGATCATGCGGATAACCAGGAGAAATTAACCCTTGTTCAATTTCCATTAGTGCTACTACTGAAGGTTTATGACTTTCTAATCCTGCAATTAATGGTTTAGCACCTCGCTGTAGATCATGTGCTCTTATGCCCGCAGTTATTATCATTGCATATTTACCACCTGGAAACAGTTCTTCTGTAGCAGTGCCAACTACGAAACTTTTCTTTACATTCCAAACCATAACATCTCCTCAAATTATAAAAGTGTGTTGCTCTTTATCACTGAGTAATTATACTATCAATAGAACTAAAGGTCAACCTAAATATTTTCTAATTCTTCCTTAGACCATATATTAAAATATTGTCCTGATGTTTCATTTGTCATTGGTTAATCTTCTATAAAAAGCAAAAATATTAGATTCTGGCATTTCAATTATCATATTACCATTGAACCCTACGTATGCTGTTTTTAATACCTCGCCATTTTCTGTTGTGTACGATGACTTTTTCTCTATAACCCAGTCTGGTACTTTTAAATTATCTAGCTTTAACCCTACAATCTTAACATACATATCTTGAACTATAGTACCGTTACTATCAATCTTTGTATCACGCGAATCTTTACCAAAAAAGTTTATCTTGATTTGGTTAGGTAAATTTATATCTTCAATTGTTACCTTATTATTTGTTGAGCTAGCATAGTAAACTCCCTGTTCTGAAATTATTTCTACAGACATTTCTCTACCATCTACTATACCAAATTCAAAGTCAACTGTTATATTAAGTGTATTAAGCATTTATTAATGTTTCTAACAAATAGTGATTATCTATGTTATCGGCTACTGTGTACCCAAGTTGGCGACTGTATTCATTTAATTCTTTTGCCCATTTGGCACGTAATTCAGGTGTACTATTGACTGAGGGGTTTATCCAACCTCAGAGTTGGATACCAATCATTATAATACCCAACTTTTCTTTATTTTGTTCGAGATGGGTATTAGGGAATATACCCAATGTGCCACCCCACTGTATATATAACATACTTTTATATTTGACATGATCATCTAACCACTGTTTAATATAAACAATGTGTTCTTCTGTTTCGTTAACATATCCTACAATATTTAATAGTTGCAGATTGATGCCGTATTTGTATGCTTGTTCTATGTGTAGTTCAATTGCTTCATTACTAAACTTTTTGCCAATAGCGAATCTGATATCTTGGTTTAAGTTTTCAAGGCCAACCATAAGATTTTCGGCGCCGCTTTGGTGTATCATTTCCCAATCGCTGAGCGATGTATTAGACCATTCACGAAATATATAATATCCCGACCATTTAAACTTAACAGTGTTAGTAGTGTTATATTTGGCTAATAGCTTACATAATTTACGGAATTCTTTTTGATTTCCGTTAGTTAACGAATCTTGAAATTTAAAATTACTCAGCCCATACTGACGATGTTGTGTTAACATTTCATTAAAGATATCGTCAGCAGTGCGCCATTGAAATTTCTTCCAGTTAGCAATATAGTCACAGAATGTACACCGCCGTACACAACCTCTACTACCTAATAAAGGTAGCACCTTTTTTTCGTACATAGTAAAATTATAGTTTGTATAGTCAGGCATAGGAATCTTAGCTAACTCGTCATTGGTCATTTCCTGCCAGGTAAGACTATTAATACCCGAAAACGTGTTATTACCTGTTAATAGCTCATATAAACTATGTTCGCCGTCACCGCGTACATGATAATCCACTAGCCCGGTTTCTAACAGTTCATCAATATACTGGCTAGGCCCAGTGAATGTGTTCAAACATCCTGCTCCCCCAAAATAGATTAATGTAGTGGGTGATAATTTTTTATATAATAAGCTAACCATTTTGCCGCTACTTGGCAAACATAACTAAACACACTTATGCAAATTACTTTAGGCCTATACGATATTAGTTGTTGAGCAGTTGAATAGAATATGTCTTGCAACCAATCTTCAGTTTCTTCAGTAGCATAATCCTCAAAGAAAAAACGTACTATCTCGTCCTGTAATGGATGGTCTTTAACTAATTTATATATTTCTGCATTTAAATCTACTGCCAAACAACTTAAACCAGTACTTTCAACTATGGGTTTAAGTGCCGCAGGGGCCATCAGTGGTATAGCAGTATCAGTTAACGGTGCAGTTATAATAACTACATCTTTTTGTATATCTAATTGATTATTGAGGCAATTAATCTGCATAATTAAATTTTCACATTCTTATCTTAGGATTTGAATCTTAGCTTGCTACTTCTTTTTGTTGGACCTGACATCTCGTTCTCCTTAACATATTCTACTACTTATTAGACTAATGTATTCTCTACAAACTTTTGTAAACTACCGCACAAGTTAATCATAACAGCGTCTCGCTCTCCAAACAAATATAACTTTCCTTTGAAGTTTTTACCTCGTGCTCTTTTAATATAATAAGGATATTCCATCTTTCTGTCAAGTGCTAGTACAATGCGGTTGCCCAAAGCTGAATTTTGTTCTATGTCCCATTCGTATGATTGAATATCTAACTGTTGTGTAAATAGTGCAAATCCATGTTGGGTTAATCCCATACCACCTGTTTCTTGTATGTTAGTCCACCAGGTTGCTAATGCAATTTCTAATGGGAGTGGCTTGTTAAGGGTAGCAAGAATTTGCTTAGTTAGACTTAGTTTTCTTTCCACTTTCAGGATAAATCACTTTGCCTTTGTCTAATAGCACGACAGAGAAAGCGTCAGTTTGGAATTGTTCGTTGAGTTTCTTTGCTAGATTGATAGCGTGCCCCGGATTACTAAACGATACTTTCTTATATTTAGGCCCTGGATATTGAACTAGGTAGTTGCTGGTTTTTAAATTGATAGGTCGATTTTCAAAATATACTGCCCATATACCATCACTGGCTAACACCTGTTCTGTTTTATATGTTTCCTTGTTGGTAATCTCAACAAGTACTTCTGGTTTTGGCCTAGACATTGATCTTGTTCCTGTTTATCTTTAATATTGCGGCTCTTATTTTAGCCTTAGTTTCTGGAGAATGTTTGTATCCTGTTCTTAGATTAGTTTGTTTCATGATTAATAATACTGTTATAATATAGTACCATTATTTATCCAAATAACTGCGTAGTTTATTACTTCAGAAGTCTTCGCCTTTTACTTCAACATTGATTACTTCGTCTGTAGGTGATTGACTGGTTTGTTTGGTGTCTATAAGCAACTTTGTGATGTCCGTATGCAACATTCTAGCTTCGTGCATGCTCATAGTAAAATCTTTTGCGTTTGTTGCTTGTAGGTCATTTAAACGATCTATAAAGCGTTTGATGTGTTGCACTATGCTTTAACCTTAAGTAAGTCTTCTTGTGTGTGATATGGACCACGATGATCGTATCGTTCAATAGTAATTAATTTTGGACAAAACTCTTGTTTCCAATTACGTCCTTTTTTAATTAGGAACCATCCTGCACAAACCCAACTCTTGCTGTTATCTTCTTTAGTATATATAGGGGACTTGTGTTTTAAATCCCATAGTCCATTAAATGGTTCTGCATCTGTAGGATAACCATGCACTTGATCTCTTTCAATTTGAGCTGGTTTTGGTGGATCTACAAATGTAATTTTCTTACGACCAATTTTAAGTTCGTCTACATTATCAACAGTTGCTTTTGAACCGTGAAATGTAATTGAATAACCTCTCCCAACACCATTGGCTGATATTTCACCTATGCGTCGTTTGTTTTCAATTAATACCCAAAACTTATTTTTAACAATTCCTTTTGCTGTTACTGCCATGTTACACTCCTTTTACTGGGTAGCTAGCACTCATCCACTCAGCCATTGTTGATGCGTTATCGCTTAATTTAACTAAATCATATTTACCGCAGAACTTTAAAAACTTAGCACCTACCATTGGTACTTGTTTTGCTCTAGACCCTTCTGCGATAGTTTCGGCTATCTTAATTTTAATATCATCTGGTTGCATTGTCAAGTCTACCAAAATACAATTTCGTTCATAATCGTCAAGCACTCTGTGTTCTACTTCGTTATGATCAACCCAGCGTTGTAGCATCATGTTATTCCAACTGTAACCTTTTTTCTTCTTGTCTTCAAAAGCTTCTACCAATCCAACTTTGTTCCTGGTACCTTTCTTACGTACACCTGGATAAGCACTAAACACATTATCAGTAGCATCACCACGCATACATTTTTCAAATAGTATCCATTCAGGGTCCGGTACTACTTTAGGTTCTTTTGTTTTCTTATCTAATACACGATTACCTTTTTTGTCAAAGATGCCTTCTAGTGTATGCAACTCATCAGAGATACCATTATACTGTTTAACATTGTTAGCCAACAGCTGATAAAAGTCTGAGTCACTAGATACAATAACGTGTTCATCATCAGGATGACTTTGTATCCAACCAGCAATCAAATCATCTGCTTCTAGTTCTTTGTGTTGCAAAGTAGTACAATTTGTACCTTCTTTAACAAACTTATTCATTTCGTCAAACGACTCCCAAAATGCTTTATCCTCTTCAGCTTCTTTTTCTGTTAAGGCTTGTCTGGCTACTGCTCTATTCTTTTTGTAAGGCTCATAGAAGTCTTTACGCCAAGAACGACCTTCTAAACAGAATATAACATGATCTGCTTTTTGGTCTCTGTGTGCTTTGTTTATACTTGACATTGTTACATGGAGGGCAAATGCTACCTTTTCTTCAGTATCACTTGCTCTAAATGCTGAATGTCTAGCACGAAAGAATGTGTTTGCTGTATCTACTAATAAGTATCTCATACTAGTATTATACGATCAAACAAGTTTATTGTCAACTAGATAACGTACCATAAATTTACTCCAGTCACTGTGTGCTTGTGCATCATAATGGTAGCTGTTTTTGCTTACTGTTTTGTGTCCTTTGGCTTGTAACCATCCGTGGTATGTTCCCTCTGGCGTATACGGATCTATATAACTTTTACCAAAATCATAACGATCCTTAATCTTACTAAAGTCTGAATTGCCATTGAAGAAGAGATGCTTAATACCCTGCGAGTCTAAGTATTCATGATATGCTTTAATTCTTCTGAACCAATTAGTAGTACATTTTGTCCAGTCTACATTGGCAACAAATTCTTTATATTTTTGTTTGTGGCTGTCAGGAACATCATCTATGCCACTAGCATTGACCTGGAACCACTTGTTATCTATTAACCATTCTTCACGTTCCCATGTTGACCATTGGATGATTACAAAAACATCTTTACCAGGATTTTTTAATAACCATTTGTTAGTTGTTCTTATAATACGATCATTTGAACTTGCTGACTCTGCTAGTACAAGAGGAGTAGCGTTTAACATCTTACTTAATTTTAGTCCCCAACTAGCTTTTAGATTAACTGGATGTGGACTTCTTCCCATGTGTATATATAAAGGATCATCATAAGCAAATCCGTATTGATTAACTGCCTCGGCACCTGCTGTGTGGCTATCTCCATTAACAAGTAAGATCATTTAGTATTGTTGTTTTTCAGGAATAACACCACGTACACCACCTCTAGGGTCAACACAATCGCCTGTTGTGCGTGGAATCATATGTATATGAGGCCACATTACTGTTTGCCCTGCCGCCTCTCCAACGTTTTGCCCAACATTAAATCCATCACAATATTCTTTTTGAAATAGATTCAGACCCCATTCATATGCGGCTAAGAAACATTCACGGATGTGCAACTCTGTATCTTCTTTAGGCACAAACAGCAAGTGTCCTTTGGTTACAGGATACTTGTCCTCAAACACATAGTACTTAGGATGTTCTAGTAACGGTTTGCCTTCAAACCACGGAGTGTCTTTAACGTTCATATCTAAAGTTTTATTACTTTTAAAAGTTCTTTAATCATTTTTGTTTTGGTAGTCCTGCGATCTAATTCAATCCCCGATTTCCTACCAATCTTTTCCAACTCTAGTTTGTCGAGGTCTCTAAATTCTTCTATTTTTAGAAGTTCATTGATCAGTTTTGCTTTGGTCTTCCTGCGATCTAGTTCGATCCCCCACTCTCTAACAATTTCTTCTAACTTTAGTTTATCAAATGATTTGAGTTCTTCCTGCGTGTATGATGGTGCATCAAATATACTTGCTATCCAATTAAACATGATTTAGTTCTCCTTAAATTTATGATACCTCGGTCTTGCCCCCGCCAATATCTTTCTTACTAGTTTTCATACCAGGATTCATAGCTTGTTCTTGTTGATATGTTTCCATTACTACGTTTCTGCAGATATTCTGAAACCATTGATCTACTAAATCTTGATCTGTTTTACCCTGATACCCTGCTTTCATTAGTCTAGCAATAAACAAGTCGTTCCAATCCAATTCAAAACTTCCCTCATTGAGGCTTTCTGGATTAACGTCCATACTTAAAATATTAACATATGGTTCTTTATTCTTATCTGCTAGTTCTTTTGCTGATAGTTTTTTAGTTGTTGTTTTTTTAGCCGTAGGTGTTACACCTACTGCCTTCTTAATGTTGTCTAGTAATCCCATCCAATTTTCTCCCAAGGAACATCTTTGTTACCAAAGTGTCCGTATATACAATTCTTACTATAGTTATTATACTTGAATAAATCAAATCTGTCAATGATGCCTAATGGTGTTAGGTTAATATTATTTCTAATAAACTTTTCAATTGTCCGATTGTGTCCGTTTGACTCTACGTATATTGATGTAGGCTCTTTAACTCCAATAGCATAGCTCAACTGTATCTGACACCAATCAGCCATTTCATCAGCTACTACATTCTTTGCCAACCAACGAGCCATGTAT